TAATAAGGCATCACATGATTCATAAAATGTCTCATTGTACAACGGTGCCGGATAATCATCCCAAATGTTTAAATAAACAATCGGACAATGCTTCCTAATTTCATTCTCCATCTGAAATAGCCATACCCAGTACCTGGGATCGGTGATCAAGAACAGAGCATCCGGTTTCTCAATCTGAATCAATTGACGGATCAGATCCGGGTTACCATACCCATCTGTTGGGTATAAGGTCACTGACGAGTCCTGAATCCTGGCCTGTTTGTCCGTATCCTGGCTCAGATCAAATCTTTGACCGGCCTCCGGATGCTTGACTGCACCCCCTAGATTAACCCAGTTGTAGTGGTGGGCGGTATTCATTACCAATTCTCGGCCCATATGGGCAATCCCAGAATGGACCCTAATGTCATCACATAACAGTAGGATCTTTTTGCGTTTGTCTTTTGGGATATAGTGTTTATCCCTTAACTCTTTATTTGGCATAACTTTTTTTAATTGTTTTTAGAGTGAGGTTTGATTGTGTAACTGTTTTCTAAATTCTTCGTTTGTATTATACAAATGAATTGCTCGATTTACAAGTTTGTTTAAAGTAAATTTTCTTTTTACACACTCAATTTTAAATTCCTCAAATAATTCCTTTTTTATTTTTACAGAGGTCAACGTTAAATCTTTTTCCATAACATTATATTTGTATATAAATATATAATTATCTAAGGATATTTGACTTTTCACATAAAGAAGTTTCATTAAAAGGACAGTATTGACAGTGTTTGCCTGGATTTTTGTTGTATTCTTTTTGTTTGATTTTTCCATCTAATTCAAAACAATCCTCAATAAATGTTTGTATTTCTTTTAAAGCTTTATTTGATTTAACTTTACCAGAAGCAGGAACAAATTCTTGAACTCGTTTAGGAACAAATTCAGAATTTTCATTTATTTTGCGTTTAACTATAAAGTATTTTATATTAATTTTTTCTTCATCAACATTGAATTGCTTTGCGAAGAATTGTTTATATAACACTAACTGAAACTGTTTTATTTCATCTTTTTTAGCATAGTCGTTCCACCCTGAAGTAGATGTTTTGATATCAAATATGTAAAATTCTTCGGTATTTTCATTATATAAAACTAAATCTAATAACCCTTTATATAGAACCGTTTTATAATCAGGGTGAGGATTTATTATAACTGGAATTTCTATTCCGGCTAAATACCATCCTCTAGAGGAAAAATAAGCGGCTCTGTTTTTCTTTATAAATCTTAAAATAGCGACTCCATCATCAAAAAACTCTCTCATTTCTGCTGAATCTGAGAAGTGTTGTTTTTTATTTGATTCGTATGATTTTTTATAGTTTTCAATAAAACGTGATTGAAAATGTTCTTCTAAATTTATTCTATCGGCCTCTGCTCCTGAAATAGTGTATGTTATTTCTAAATAGTGTTGTAAAGTCTCATGAAAAGAGGTTCCAAATACCGTATGAATACTATCTGAAAAAACTTTATTTCTATCTTTATAAACTAATGCCCATTTGTAGGGACAGGTTTTATACATTGAAAATTGGCTATAGGATATTAGACTATGTTTAGAGTAGTCAATTTCCCTAGGGACATGTTTCTGAATGTCCTTTATTATTCTTGGTAATTTTTTTGTCACTACTTTAGATCTTTAACTAATTTTTTTGATTCTTTTTCATTAACCCCTAACCTACTTAAAATGTTTTCAACATCTTCTTTTTTTAATAATGTTGAATACTCTTCGGCCTCACCTAAGGAACATGAAAAATAATCAGCAAGTTTAATAATAAGATCAGCATTAGAGTTTTTCTTGCTACTCTTAATATACTTAAAGAATATTTTCTTTTTTGGTAACATACTTTTATATATTAAATAAATTTTTTCCTTTTCGGTGTAAGGGATCTTTTGGGCAATGTTGACTAAATCAACATACGGTTCATACATAGAAACAAATCTATGAATTATATAAGGATTAAAGGACTCTTTATCATCTGTTGAAAAAGAGTCCCAATCTTGTTTTCTTAAAGTAATATTATCTAACCAATCAAATAAGGTAATCGACATACTCTTCTCTTAGGTCTTTAGGTACCATTCCTTCTAACATTTTCCCCGATTGAGGGTCAAAAAATACAGGAATAGGAACAATAGCATCTTCTGGGGTTCCAGCAATAAATTTACTTACTTTACGTAAAATAACTCCTTCTTGCCATACTGGGGATCCACTTTCGGTGTTTAGTCCTTGGGTAGCTTTTAGATCAAAGTTCATTTTCAGGTCTTGGTTCTTCATTATTTTGTTCTATTAATTGTTCGTTATTTATTTCTTCAAATTCTATATCTTCTATTTTTCTACAAAAATAAAATTCATTATTATTTTTTAAAACGGTATCACATATCCAATATTCCTTTAGTTCATTTATAAAGTCTTTATCTTCTTGTTTTAATTTAATTTTACGATAAACTTGGTATAAGATACCATGATTATTTAGTATTGGTAAATATAAACTCATATAACTTGTTTCTTTGAAATTACGGAAAGTATTTGAGAAAGACAAGACATTATATTAATTTCTTTATCTATTCTAAAACCTGCTTGGTATTGCATTTCAGATAATATAATAATTATCTCACCCTCTTTACCAGAAGCATACTCATTTATAGTTTCAAATAAAAATCTAAATAAATCATCATAATCATTTACCCCAGAATCAGCAATTATTTGTCTAATTGAGTTAAATGTAGTAGGAGTAGGTTTTTTAAGTAAATTAAGTATTTGATTATGATATGAAGTTGAAATTAAAACAGATGAGTCAGGTTTTAAAACACCACCAACAGTAGAAGATTGACAAACATTTAATGTTTTACGTAAGTCAGGATAAAACTTATTAACTATAGCGGCTATATCTTTTAAATCATAAGTTATACCCTCACTATCTAAAATCCAGGCAACATGGCGAGCAACCTCACCTTTAGTTGGTGGGACAATTTTTAATACTTGGCAACGTGATTGTAAAGGATCAATAATACGTTCTACAAAATTACAAGTTAATATAAATCGGGTAGTACGTGAAAAAGTTTCAATGATATTTCTTAATGATGCCTGTGCTTGGATAGTAAGGAAATCGGCTTCATCTAGGATAACTACTTTAAGTGGTTTAAAAGAGGCTGTACTAGCAAAACCAGAAACTTTATCCCTAATAGTATCAATTCCCCGCTCATCACTAGCATTAATATACAAAAAATCACAATTAAGACTACTAACTATTATTTTTGCCAGGGTTGTTTTTCCTCCTCCCGGGGGTCCATAAAATGTGAAATTTTGAATATCATTCTGATCTAAAAGATTAGAGATAGAGTTTTTTATGTTTTCATTACCAATGAATTTTTCTAAAGTATTAGGTCTATATTTTTCATTTAGTATAGTATGTTCTTTTTTCATAACTTAATTATATAATTTTTTATTTATATTTCCAAATATATCCGCCTGAAGATTTATATAGTTGGTTTTTATAGCCGCTTGCTACTTCAAATATGTTTTTAGCTCCTGTTGATTTTTTAGCTTCTTTTAGGTTTTTCCATTCTTTAATAAAATTTCCTTTTTTATCATATTGCAAAACAGGTTTTCCCCAAGTAACTTCTCTTTGTTTAAGTTTTTGACTTATTTTTTCTTTAGTTTCATTACTTAATTGTTTTTCTTTTCGAGTACATTTGCCTTTTCTATCTTTTGAAAGTTTTTGTTTATATTCTTCAGTATGAGTATATCCTTTACTACCTTCTCCTCCTGTGCTTCTATTTACTAATGTACCTCCTTCATCAATTTGTCTTCTACCTAATTCAGCAATTAAATTTATTTCAATTTTTTCAGCTTGTTTACGAGTTAGGTTTTCAGCAATTAATTCTACTTCAAAGCCGTATTTATTTATATAATTTTTCCAAAAATTATTTCTTCCAGCCCATATATTATAAGCTCTATTACCTTTTCCAATACCTACATAAAATACTTCTTTAGTACTTGGGTTAAGATGAACATAAACATAATACTCATTCATACTTATAAATATTATGGAGTAGCATTAGATTTATAGTTTCTCCATAGCTCGTTTATTCATCTTCTCCGTAAATGTTATATGTTTTAGGTTTTATTTCAAATTCTTCTTCTTTAATAACATACAATTTTCCTTTTAAGGGTTCAAGCCTAAAAGCAGAGGGTTTTATAATACATTCAACATAATAAGCATTTAGTGCTTCTGTTAATGAATTATAAATTTTTTTATTTATTTCCCATCTGTCACCAGGAGGAACACGGTTAGCAATTTCAATTATTTTTTCTTGTTTCATAACTTAATTTGATTAACAATATAAGGCATAATTCGTGCTAATGAATAATTAACCGAAACTCCTTTATTATTTAACGTAAAATATAAACCCCCTAAGTCGGGAACAAATTGGACATTTGTTATAACATAAGTTACACCATTAATTTCCAATTTATTCCCTATTAGTGCTACAGCGTCCTGCATTTTAATACATTTCAGACATTCCGGGGAAACCAGCATCGTCTTTCTTTTCCTCAGGTTTATCTACGATAACTGCTTCTGTTAATAAAATAGTTCCAGCAACTGAAGCAGCATTTTGGAGGGCTGTTCTTGTTACTTTGGAAGGATCAATGATACCTGCTTCTTTCATGTTGACAAAAGTTTCGGTTTTTAAATTATAACCCATCCAACTATTTGAAGGGTCCATTTGGTTAATTAAACCATAACATTCACCCTCAGAATAACCAGCATTAGTTAAAATTTTCATAAACGGTGAGGCACATGCTTTATAAACAATACTTTTACCAATATGAACATTACTATCTAGTTCTTCTCTAGATTTGGTAATTGCTTCTCTAGCATAAAGCAAAGTTGAACCACCACCAGGTACGATACCTTCTTCAATAGCAGCTTTAGTTGCTTGTAAAGCATCTTCAACACGATCCTTTTTCTCTTTCATTTCTGTTTCAGTGTTTCCACCAACATAAACAATAGCAACTCCACCTACCATTTTAGCTAAACGTTCTTGTAGTTTTTCCATCTCGAATGCTGATTTAGCATTTTCAATTTGGTTTTGAAGATCTTCAACGCGTTGTTGAATTGCTTCTTCACTGCCTGAACCATCAACAATAGTAGTTTCTTCTTTACCTATAGTGGCTAATCGACACTCACCTAACCATTCAGTATTAAATTTTTCCAATTTCATACCTCTATCAGGAGAAACAACAGTACCACCCGTTAAGATAGCAATATCTTCCATAATTAAGGTTCTACGGTCTCCAAAATCAGGAGCTTTAACAGCACATACTTTTAATAAACCTCTCATTTTATTTACAATAAGAGTAGCAAGTGCTTCACCGTCAATGTCTTCAGCAATAATCAATAATGAACGATTTTGACGAGACATATCTTCTAACAATGGTAATAATTCTTTTACTTGGGTAAGTTTTTTCTCATAAATCAATACTTTTGGTTTTTCCAAAACTGATTGCATGGTTGAATTATTAGTAACGAAGTAAGGCGATTTGAAACCACGATCAAACTGCATACCCTCTACTGTTTCAAGATAAGTTTCACCAGTGCGAGATTCTTCAATAGTAACAACTCCATCACGACCTACTTTTTCCATTGCAGTTGCAATCAAAGCTCCTACTTCAGAATCATTATTTGCTGAAATGGTTGCGATTTGGGTTAATTGGTCTTCAGATGAAATTTCTTCAGAAATCTCCATTTGAAGATATTCTACTACTTCTTTAACAGCTTTATCAATGCCTCTTTTAACTTCAACCGCATTAACTCCATTACTTAAGTGGATTAAACCTTGTTTAACCATTTCTTGAGCTAACAATGTTGAAGTAGTAGTACCGTCTCCGGCATGGTCTGCAGTTTTAATAGCTGCCTGTTTTACCATTTGAACACCTAATTCTTCAATTGGGTCTTCTAATGAAATTGATTTTGCTACGGTTACACCGTCTTTGGTTGATTGTGGATGGTCACCTGCTCTAGAAATAACAACGTTACGTCCGTTAGGTCCTAATGTTGATGTAACAGCATTTGCTAATTTGTCAACTCCATTAGCTAGTTTTTTACGTGCCTCCGGTCCGAATTCAATAACTTTACTCATAATTAATCTTCAATAATTGCTAAAACTACGTTTTCACTACAAATGTAGTACTCTTGTCCATCATATTCTGCTTTGGTTGGTCCCATAGGGGGAACAATAACTTTTTGTCCTTCTTTTAAGGAGCAAGGAACCAAATTTCCAGAAATAGTGTACTTACCAGGCCCAACAGATACAATAGTACCAGTTAGACTGCGTTCTTTTCCAACGTCGGGAACAATAATGTTTCCGTACATAGTTTCTTCATTTTCTGTGGGTTTTATAACCACGTTATCATTAACTGCTTTAATCATATGTTAAATGTATTTTTTATTTTATCAACTAAGCGATTATATTCACTCATATATTCTTTTACAGAGGAATAATCATTTTTTACCACACTTATTTTGCAATAACTTTCTAGAGTTTTTCCTAAACTGCTATAATAACCAATAGTTTTGACATTACCCGAATCTAATTCTTCACAAAGGGTATAATTTAACTCATCCATTTGGATGAAGTAAGGTTCTAGTACAGGATCAGTGAGTTTTTTAATGTATGCT